TTGTGGAAAACTTCTTAGACCAGACGCTCTATCATTCCATGTGGTTCTAACTAAATTACCAAAATACCAAACCTTTTCATTATAATTCCAAATAACGTAACGATCTATTTCAGAACTTGATGCACTACAATAAAACCACCAGATTTCTGTCTGACTACCTATACTGCCCGCATGAAACTTAAATGATTGTTGATTGTTCATATCATTAAAAACGTAGTCACGCACACTACATGGTATAGCCTGTATTCGTCCATCATAAATATAAAAGTTTTCTTGACCCATCCAATAAACAACGTCATTAACACTTATCGCAGTATTAGGTCCAGCAATCCTAATATTGTCACCAATCATAGAGACACCAAAAGTGAATGGAGGTCCTATAAATTGCATTGAATATAAAGCTTGATCTGTCCAAACAAGTATTTGTCTGCTTGTTTGTACTGCGGTTATTATTTCAGAGCCTTTAGACAAACGTATATCACCAGCCGTATTTGTTGCAGTTGGTGTAAAATCAGTTAGAGACTCTTGTGATCCAAACCTTATAAGCAAAGGATCTTGAGCGTTCGTACCAATAGTATTTGCACCAAAAAATATAATGTGTCTGTCAACGTCTGAAACTAATATTTTTCTCGCTAATGTTGGTGTGTCTGATGCACCAGCAAGAGATGATAATTCTACTGCTCTTGTAGTGACATTTGTGCTTGCATCCCAATAATAAATAGATCCATCGGCTATGTTAAAAATTAAATCTTCACCAAAGTTATCTGCAAACCAGAGTCTTAAAGTTTGGCCTGACAGTGAACCAGAGTCTGAGTTCCATGTAAATCTACCCCACGTTCCTGCTGACCAACCCGCACCAAGAATTGTTGTATTCAATCCAACGCTAATTTGAAAAGCAGCGGTTCCAGAAGATCCTCCACCTGTAGTGCTTCCAGATGAAGCAGATCCAGCAGTTGTGATGGTAAAAGTTGTTGTAGAAGGAGTAGATGTTATAACGTGTTCAGTGTTTAATTGATCGGCTGTAATGCCATCAGTTGCAGTCAAACTAGCTAATGTTACAAAATCATTAGTGGTTGCTCCGTGAGCCGTAGATGTTGTAATTGTAACAACGCCACTGCCTGCACCACCAGTTGTATTGACTGGGTTTGATGCTAAAGATATTGTAGCTCTCAAAGGTGTTATGTCATTGTAAACACCTGCGTTTTCTAAATATGTTTTTTTCTCAGAACCAATAAATAACAAATTTTCAGATTGTAAAGTTACAAAATCATGTAACTTTCTTGCAGTTCCTTCAAATTGTGTATTAGAACTTCTTGTCCAACCACCTATGCGTTCTACATATCCATTACGAAAACGTATTTTATCACAATTAAACCAACCACCTTCGTTTGAATAATTAGTTCCTTCTCTATTTATCCCTGGTCTAAATTGTAATTTTGATAAAGGCATGTCAATCTGCATCCTTTATCTTGTTGCCTTCAGCTACCCATTGTTGGATTGCTCGGTAGTGTCTGTTAGCAGGGTCTTTAGGAACGAACATCTCTTGCCCGTCTATTATTGTTACAACACCAGTTTTTACATCATCATCATCTTCATGCCATTGTGCTGAAGTAATATTCATATTATCCATATTATCTCCTATAACTCTGCATCTGCTGTAAACCCACATTTTGTAGCATTACTTGAACTTGTTTGTGGAGTGTGCATAGTAAAAACAGTTGGTAATGCTTGTATATTTGCACCATCTGTAAAGTTACCTTCGCCTGAAACTATATATCTACCTGAACCAGTATCTACGTCTGTTTTTGTTTGTACAGTAGGAGATGCTCTCATAGTGGTTGCAAAAGGTATCATTAGTGGTCGTGGTGCTCTGCCAAAACTCACATCTCCTGATGCTATAGAACTGCCAGGATTGCTTTGTGTATAATATCTAAGACACAAAGATAAACTTTCAGCACGACTTAAATGCTCAAAGGGAGTTGCCACAGAACCTTCTTGTAATTGTACTCCTGTAACTGCCATAGTAAATGTGCTTGATCCTGAACATAAAATATTAAGTGCAAGACCATTCAACCCTGCTGCTGGCACAGTCCATGATGCTGTGTATTTAACATAATCAGATGTGAGTGTTCCTAAATTTTGTTCTTGTATTGTTGTAGTTGAACTAAAATCATCTGCACTATCTGCCGTTTGTAAACTGGTAAATAGAGTTGTAGCATTAGATACATTTTTAGCAAAAAAGCTAACTGTAACAACTTTACCTGATAAATGCTGTACGTTTTTACTTTCAATCCTTTGACTAATTATAGGATTACCTGATGTAGCACTAACAGTTATAGCAGTTGGAAACTCTGTAGGCGTACCACTTGTTATAACAGCAGACGCACTACAACCTGATAATGTAAATCTATCAACAAAATATCCTGATGTAACTGATGAAGCTCCTCTTTGTTTTATAGCCATATCTCCATTGATTATCAAATTTGTGCGACCTTTACTGCTATTAGTTAGGATTTCACCCATCTTTGCTAATTCTGCTGCTTTGGTCATTCTGCGTTCTCCAATGCTGTAATTCTAGCTTCTAATTCTTGTATGGTTTTTACAAGTAATGGTACGAGTTTGCTTTGGTCTATGCCTTGTGGTTTAATTCTAGTTTGCTCATTACCATCATCATCAGTATATGTTTCAGTTGCATCTTTTTCACCAGTTATTGCTTCAGGTACAATGCTTGAAACTTCATGAGCAATAAAACCATCTACTGTAGTATCGGCATCTACAATAAAATTAAATCTACAAGGTTTTAATTGTTTTAATCTTGTTGTAGCATCAAAATCGTAGTTTAAGTTTTCTTTCAGTCTGTAATCTGAAGATGTATTAAATGCAGTTGCACTTCCACTTGTTTTTATACTACCTCTCTCAGCACCACCACTATCTTTGAATTGTATCATTGTTGCAGTTTGTGAACTTTGAGCATAGGTATGTTGAAGTGTAACTAAATTTTTATCAGCATTTTCAGAGTGTGTTACTTTCAAGGCATGAGATGCACTTGAAGTTTGAATATCTACTACACCAGAAGGTGAGGTTGTACCCATACCAACAAAACCACCTTGCGACATATCAATATGCACTGGTGTTATTTCGCTACCACCATCATTACCTTTAATTTGTATGTCTTGGTCTTGTATAGGATTTTTAATTACAAGATAACTTGAAGAATTAGTTAACTCACCAAAAACAGTTCCATTGTCAGCTAATTTTATATCTGCTCCATTTGCATCAAGAGTAAGGTCACCTTCAACATCTATTGTTAAATCACCACTATCAGTAATATTACCACCAAAACTAACAGCACCATCAAACGTACCACCATCTGCTTTGCTTACAGTGTCTGCTACTGAAAATACGTCAAATGCTACGACCACTACGAGGTCATCTACCGATGCAGCTTGTGCTAGTACGATTGATGTACCACTTGTTGATGTATAGTCTGCGTCACCTAACTTGATACCATTTTGGTATACATCTACGAAGTTACTGTCTTTGTAGCTTAAAGATGTACCCTCTGCACCTGCACCACTGAATGTGGTCTGCGATGCTGTGGCAGTGTAGGTGTGAACCCTACGCACTCCGTTAGATGGACTGACTCCTATGTATGCCATACTTTAATCCCCTTGAGATTCCTTAAATGTTTTGTGATTAGCTTTTACTGTGTCTGTCCATAAAGCGTTACAAATTGCTTGTACTTTTGTTGACTCTCCTGATATATCTGTTGGGGTATGTGTCCAAGTGTCTCCCTCTTTTTTAGATACAAAAGGTTGCAACACATGACGATGACGAGACCTACTTATCTCTGCACCATCTTCTTTAATAATTGTGTCCGTTGCCACTTGTACATTCCAATCCCCAACTACTTCTATTTTTGGGATTATAACCTCTTTTGTTATTGCCATTATTGTCTCCTTATGTTCCGTCAATTTTATATGAGATGCTAATACCTATACCAAGTTCATTACCAGAACTAAAAGTAGATCCATTTGTAAAATCTGTTAAATTAAATGTTTCAGTATCACTTCCTTTTAAATTAGCCATGTGCAAATCTCCAGTAGTGCTAAACTCTCTAAAAACAGCACTTCCGTGACTAAGAGTTCCATCTATGGTAAAAGGAAAACCAGTTATTTTTCCCAAAGCAGTTGTTGAACTTGTTTGTGTAACTTGCATCTTTATAAATAAAGTAACCATGTTACCAACTCTAGTGTATCTACCTACTTTTAAAGTATCTCCACTTGATTGACTATATGAAGGAGTAAATGTTCCTTCTTCATAATCGTGCAAAACTTCACTAGACATTCCTGCATTATTTGAGTTAGCACTAAAGTCAACACCATTGCCACTACTAAAAGCTAACGCATCTAATGTGCCTACACCTGCTCCTATTACTTTTGTTAATGCCATTATTTACTCCTATACTCCTGCTAACTTATATGCACCAAAGAAGCTTAAATCACCACGAGACGTAGTTGCATCTACATCTGGTGTCGCAGTAATGTCATCTATATAAACAAATACTTCATAATAATCAGTGGTGTTAGCTACATCTGTTACTGACAAACTTATAGTATGTTGATTTGTGTAATTATTTGATGGATTAATTCTTGAAGCATAAAATTTTGCACCATTTTTCTTTATAAATATAAAAGTATCTACAAGTTGGGAATTATCCTGACCTAACATATGAACTTGTGTGTAAAGAAAATACGTTCCTGCCACTTCGGGTGTAAATCTATAATTTGTTGAATGGTCATATTTACCATCTGTATCATATACTTCTGTGTCAAATACAACTTTTGTATCTGATGCATCAGGAATATCTTGGTCTGCTGACATTTTTGCTAAAAACGCAGGTGTATTAGTTAATCTTTTGTCTAAAAGAGTTGGTGTTTGAGTAAAATTTACAACCCCACCACTTGATATTGCCATTGCATCTGTATCACTTGTACTACCAATGTTACCTGCATTAGGTATAATCACGTTACCTGTAAATGTACCGCTAGTTGCAGTCAAAGCATTATTACTCGGATGGCTTACTGTGCCCACTGTTCTAAACAAGTAATACACAAAGATGTTGTTACCTGAGTTACTTGATGGTGCAGTAGTAAATGTAAGTGTAGTTCCACTGCTTACTGCGTATGCTACAGATGGTTCTTGTATTACACCATCTACAGATACAAGTATATCCTCATCAGAACCTACTGAGTGCTCTAAAGTAAATGCAACAGTAGAACCATCACCAGAAAACTGCGTGGCTGCTTTTGCTGCTACAAATCTATCTGCTGAGGTATTACCTATGTATGGCATTTTATGTGATCTCCATTATACTCGCTACTGTATCTAAACTGTTAGCTCCGCTTGAAATAACTGACAGTGTGTGTCCAGTCTCCATAATAATTTTATTACCAGCCATAAATTCAAAACTACTTCCAACTGGTATAGGTATATCTTTTGCTAGGAATACTGACTCAGTAGAATGTAATTTAATACTAGCATTTATTTGTGCTGAACTTGTGTTGGCTAATGTAAGTCCTATAACAACTGTTGTTGTTGCAGAAGGTACAGTATATACAAGCATCTCTGCACTGGCAGACGTACTTGAGGTGCCATTATATACTTTGTTTTTAAAAGTATTAGCCATTTACACCTCCTTAACCTACATCGTCTAATAGAGCTACTACTATTGCTTCTGCTGTTGATGCAGAAGATATAGCATGAATATCAGCTACTGTAGTATTAGGAAGTCTTGCACAGAAAAATTCATTAGGTCCTATTGTTATACCATCTGTCGCAGAACTTGATGCAGTCCCTGCATCTAAAACGATAAAAATACTTCTATCATTAGTGTCAACATTTTTAATAAATAAAAAATTTACTTTATCACCTGTTGCTACCGCAGTCGGTGCAGTGTCATCATCAACCGCAGTGTAATCTAAATAATTACCCGCAATCAAATCCGTGCTTGAATTTGATACACTCGTGAGTTTGTAATAAAACTTATCAGCACCATCAGCAGGTGTAACTGTCATTGTCGATGATAAAGTCCTTCTTATCTCATCGGGCAAAACACTAACCTGTATGGTCGCTATAGCTTCATTTGCCATTTTTTTCTCCTATCCTAAAGCTATGGCCAAACTTGTGGCCTCTGCCGCTATCGCAGCATTGTTTGTTAGTTGTATTGAGTCACCAACACTAGTGACTGCTGCTCCAGATCCAGCACCATCACAAAAAACAATATCTGTATTACCATTTGCTATGGTCACTGTGCTACCAGAACCTTGTGTAATAATAGCACTTCTTGAACCAGAAAGACTATTTTTAATTATAAAAAATCTTGACGAGGTATTTGGAACAATACTTACTGTATTATTGCCACCTAAATCAGAACCACTATCTTTAACATTTACTACAGAAAACATACCAGTTTGAACATTACTTGAACCAGAAGTTGGTGAATCAAGTCTAATTCTTAAATTAGTTGTTGTATCACTTGCGGTTAAATCACCTAGTGAAACTAGTCTGTCCACAATATTTAAATTGAAATTTGTAATGTCACCCCAGGTACCAGACTTTTCGCCTGATGCCATTACTTCGACACCTAAATTTGTAGAAAAAGAACTTGCCATTATGCCGCCTTATTAATCTCAACCCAAGTATCAGTCTGACTTGGAGTTATATTAGTATACTCAGTTGTAGCACCACTTACACTTACATAATTAGGTGTCTGACTTGGCACCACATCTTGGTATACATTCTCATTTCCAAGACCAGATGTCAATTCAAAACCAGTTACTGCGTATTTTGATTCTATTACAGTAGAACCAATAGAACCAGTTGCACTCAGTCCCGTAGGAGTAACTAACGCAGTTCCAACTACTTGCTCATCACCAAAACCTATTGTTCCTACAAGACCAGTTTCAGTTACAAGTGCAGATGCACTAACTGTTTCATCACCAGAAACACCAGTTGCGCCTAGTCCAGTAACAGCAAAACTTACATTACAAACAACATTTTCATTGCCTAACGCAGTTGTTCCTGCAAGACCAGTTTCAGTTACAAGTGCAGAAGCGGTTACACTCTCATCGCCTAATGCAGTTGTTCCAGCTACTCCCGATACTGGATATTCTGAAGCTTGTTGAGCAGTTCCTAAACCAGTGGTTGCTGAAACACCAGTAACTTCTACTGGAAGCGGACTATCCCAAAGACCTTCATCCCAAGTCCCTCGTCCCCATCCAGTAATTCTAGACATTAGGCAATCCTAATTATTGCATTACTTCCATTTGCAGTCGGAAACTGAACAGTAAAAGTTCCAGATGTTGATGTTTTATTACCACCAAAATCAAGTACAGCAACAGCTTTATTACTATCAGAACTATTGTAAATCAAAGCACCTCTTGCAGTAATAGTAGCTGTTGTAAAACTTACATCAGTAAAATCAGTAAATGCAGTTGTTCCAGAAGTTGTTGGATCTACTCTTGCTAAAGTTCCTCCTCCAGTGGTGTAAGTGCCACTTGAAGCAACTTCTCCAGTTGTAACTAGTGCAGTTGTTGTAGCACCTAGTGTTGCAGTTGTAGAAGATTTACCTCCACTACTAATTGCAAAAAGTGCTAATTTAAAAGTATCTCCACCAGAGTTTTTAAAATTATGTACACCTTCTAACAATTCTTTTTTAAAAGATGTGCACATCGCTTGAGTAATGGCCATTATAATCTCCTTATTAAAGTTGCTAAATCATTACCACCATTCTTTTCTAGAATATTTACAATACTAGCACGTTCTTCTTTTTTTGCCAATGCAACGTAATCTAAAAGGATTTTTCTAATATTTTCTTTATAAGCAAACGCTTGTTGTCTTATTGGCTCTGGTGCGGTGTTAGAAACAATACATATTTTATCCAAAACTATCTGTGCAATTTGTTCATCAGATAAACCACCATTATCTGATGTTGATACATTTACATTACCAACTTGTGCAACATTAATATTAAACATGATCATGCCTTCCAAATAAAATGGGTGTTTTATCTTGTGGTTCTGGAGAACTTAGTTCAGATTGTCTACTAACTTCAAGAACGCCTTTGTTAATAGTTTGTACCAAAGGATCATCTAATCTGTGATATCCATACAATTTTTCTTCATCGGGTACATTTGTATCTAATAAATTTGACCTATGTGCAACTTCAATTTGCATACCTTTATTTATTGCAACCGCAAGCCAAAACTCAGTGCAAGCTCTACCAGCTTCAGCCATATGTAAGTTATGCATGTAACTATAATCAATACCATATAAATTAATTTTATTAACTTTCTCATGTATTGCCAAGGCTATGGCATAAGGGACAGTATTATTAAAATAACAAAGTCCAGTATCCTTAACTACATCTGCCAATGGATATTTAACTAAATGTTTCACTCTTTTATCTAACTCACACGTATATATAGGTTTTTTGTTATTTTTTAAAAACTCTCTAGCTATTTCAGTTTGTGTGCCTGCGTTCTTTGTATCAAGAAATCTAGATACTGGATCCATCATTATTGTTCTATCAACGTGAATAATCCCACCTATAGAATTTATACCCCAGATCTCATCAAACTTTTTAGAGTTCACTCTAGCAGCTATAAAATCAGCGTAACTAGCACCCAAACCCACTATAGCTATTTCCGTCAAGTTCTTGGCCTCTCTGGTAGTCCTCTGCGATATGCATCACTATTTTCTCTAGCCTCTGCTAAGTCTTTAACTCTTGATAAAGATTCTAGAAATCTTTGATTATACAATTGCATAACATCTGGTTCACCTTTCATATAGGTATACGCTTCAATTAAACATCCATATAATAAAGCGTTTGGTGCATTAGTGCTTAACCAGGTAGTACCAGAATCTCCAGAATCTTTTAAACTTGTTGGTCTGTAGTAGTAATGCAGTTCAACAGAGTAATTATCATCAGGTGTGGGAGATATAAGAAAATTATTTACATCAAATATAGCATAATATTTAGGTCTACCAGTTGATCCATCTGGATTAAATTCTTGTAAAAAGTTTACATCTTTTTGTAGTAAAAAATGTTTAGTGCTTGAAGACGTTATAGACAAACTAAATGAAGCTAGATAATCACTTGGCACCGCTAAAAACTGATTGCTTGATGTCATTGCTCCCGTTACGTTTTTTCTAAAATATTCTAAATCAACTGCTTTAAGTATACGTTCTTCAGCAGATACAATAAAATCATCTAAGTGATTAACAAAAGATGTTTCTTGATTTTCACTATAATCTTTAATAGCTGTTTTAAGTGTTGATAGTGTAAAACTCATGACGTACTCACAGTAACAGTGCCTAATGCTGATTCTAATTTAAGTTTTTCTTTGAATGAAATAGTTTGTAAATCAAATATTGGAAACTCAACTTTTGCATCTCTAAATTCAACTCTAGGCTTTGGGTTTCTTAATGCTTGCGGATCTGGACCCACTCGTATTGGATCTAATTGTGGATGTTTAGGTTCATATTCGTCATAACCAACAGTGAGTCCATTCCATTCTTTTCTCATGTCTTTTAGTTTATACCTAAATCCAGATCTCTCTGAATAACCAAAGGCTCTTTTGTTACTTGCGTATCTAGCCATTAAACCCTCAAGTATTTAATATCTGGTGTAAGTTTAAGAGGCACTCTATCTTCATCCTCATCACTAGCTCTTTGAAATTCTTCTTCGTAAACACTTTTAAGAATTTGTATTCTATCTGGTGCTTTTTTCATTGATAAATAATAAGACAAGCCTGCAACTAAACAAGGTAAAAATCTGAATGGTATATCATGCGTGTTTTGCATAGTGTCTGCATCTTGTATTCTACGCACGTAATAATATATCAAACTATCTGAACTAGAGTCTGGTGTCGGCCATAAAATAACTGCAGGTGTAATTCGTCTATCAAAATAATATTGACTTGGTCGTCCAGATTGATCTTTGTTTGGTAAATTTAAATAATCACCTCTGGACATTCTTGATAGTGAAAAATCTGTACCACTTCTTCTTATTACAACTTCAAGTAAATCAGCATGATCTGCGGTAAATGTATAAGATGCAGTTCCAGATGTAAGTGCTTGAGTTTTCTGCTCAACAGTCCAAAGATTCAAACCTCTGTTTGCCCATTCAGAAAACATTATATTCAGAGATCTTCTAGCAGTTCTAAGATCATATCCAGTTTTAACTTCTAAACCACATCTTTCATATGCTTCTTCTATCGCATCTGATACATCTAATTCAAAATCTCTGGAGTTTGAGGTTGCCATTATCTATGCCATTTTCTTTTTGTTATTTGCCATTTTCTTTTTCTTATTTAAAAACGCTTGAAGACTAGGATTAAGTTTACCTTTTGTTTTAGATTTAGATTTAGTTTTGTTTTTTACATTCTGTATAGCTTTATTAAGTGCGGTTTTTTTGTTCATTTCTTTTTCCTTTTAAGTGCTTTAACTCTTCTTGGTTTACCTGCTGGCTGTCCTAATCTCTTCTTCTGTGCTATCCTACTACGTTTTTCAGCCGCTGTCATCTCAGATGCAGTTTTTGGTGTTTTTTTAGAAATACGTTTTGTTGGTCTGCAATAGGGTGTGCCTCTTTTTTCACCCTTTTGTCTTCCACACTTCTTACCAGTTCTTTGATCTTTCCAATCTTCCTTGAACCATCTTTTGAGTGCTAAACCAGCTTTTGTTTTTCTAACAGCCATTATGCGTAAAACGTTTCTTTTCTTCTCATTACAACACCACAACCTCGTGCAACATTTTTCTTATTAGAAGCACGTTTTCTATTATTTTTTGGCATGGTTGCGCCACCATTGTTTAACATAATTACACCACCTTCAGCTTTTTTCTTGGTCTTTTTCTTTTTGCCACCAGTGCCATAGTTTGCAGCACCAACTTTTCTGCATTTAGCTATAGCTCCTGATGCATAAGCTGACGGGAATACCTTATATCTAGCTTTGACTTTATGATAACATGCGTCTTTTGGCATTATGTTCTCCTTTGTTTATTACAAATACATGACCATTTTTTATGTTTACAGTAAATACAGTATTTAACTGGACTACCTTTTACTACTTCTCCTTTTCTTAGCGGCACAATGTGCTCTTTCAGAAAATCCTTTAGGTCGTTTGCAATCGATCTTTCTCTTCCTCTTGGCACTCCACTTTTTCTTTCTTGGTGGATTGGTCACTTGTTTTGCCATTTGCGACCGACCCATAGTCATTATATTAGTTGCTCCAAACCACTAGCAACTATGATCAATGATACTATCATCCATAATCTATTGTCTAGTTTATTAAGTTTCTGATTAATACCATCGAATCTAGCATTACAAACTTCTTCATGTTTTTCTAACATTTTTAATAATTCTTTACTTGTCATCTAACACTTCCACCTTCTTCTTGCTTGTCTCAAACGGCTATTCGGATCTTTAGCTGCTTTTGGAAACTTTTTCATCTGGCCTGCACTTCTAGCACAAAAAGATTTGCGCCTCTTAGCTGCTTTACTACCAGGTTTAACTTTACCAGTAACCGCAGTTTTAAGTTTACTGCCAGGATTTTCTCTTCGATATCGGGTAACACCAGCCTTGGTCATTCCCGCCCCTTTTTTAGTGGGGCGGAAATACTTTTTAGTTTTAGGTGGTTGT